TTGGCATTGCGAGTGCCAGTAACTCGTCAATTTTTGATAAGCCCGTATTTAAAGTTCCTCCCCATGTATTACGAAAACCACCTACAGTCGGAGTCTCTATTGCAAAATTAGTTGTGTTTGCCATGTCATTCTACTTCCTGTGTTGTCCATGTTGTGTCTGAAACTACCTGTCCGTCCCACGCAATATATCCATAAATTGAAACTTCGGTAGGGATTGAATCAATTCCAAATCCTGCCCATTGAAAAACTGGACGATCCTGCGTAATTGTTGACGCGTATATTGTCGTTGTCCCACCTTTTAGTAAACCTCCAAAATCGGTCAGAGATGATGTTGAGTCAACTGCCGAGTATGTTGCTTCCCAGACTGCAACTCCAAAAGACGAAACTGCAGTGGTAGCATCAGCATCAGCAAAAGATTGCATGACACCTTTACCAAAAGTTCCCTCGCTAAATTTTGCACCACCAAAACCTAGTCCTGTATCCATCAGTCGAGAGTTATCTTAATCGTGGAGGCATTGAACTTAAAGATGTCACCATCGTTGACAGTTTTTGTAGTAGTAGTGGAAAAATCCGACTTTTGCAGATTTTGATATGCCACCAAGTTTCCTGAAGAAACAGCATCATAGATCCCGACCCAACCGACTATCCCCCAATCAGCAGTAGCAGTCGGGAAGGTGATAGCACTTGTATTCGTGGCAAGGGCCGTACCTGTGCCAGTGATCGTGAATGCACAAATTTGTCTAGCGTATGAGCCACCAGAAACCTCCGTACCACCAGCAGAATCCGATGGTGTTGCTGTCAATAAACCGACATACCAATTAGTAGGTTTGGTGTATGTTGTAGAACCGAAAACGTGGTTCCATATTTTGTCTTCAAAATAATTCGTTAGTCCTGCCATGATATTTTATCCAAATGGTGTAAATGATATGGATGGAGTAGAACCAGAGAATTTGGCTTGCTCATCCGATTTTTTAATTTGCTCTAAAATCTGGTTATATTTTCCAGCCCAAAGACCGATGCGTTCATCTGCTTGGAGATATGGAGCAGAGTGCATTAATGACCCATATAAATATGCGTCTGGATGGTCTGTAAGTAACCAGTTGACTCCATCTGCATCTGCTGAAGATAACGCTGGAATCTTCTGGTAATAAACTATTTCGATTGTGTAATCTCCATCTGGTACAGGTGCGAACTCAATTGAGTCCTGCATTACAGAATAATACAGTGGTTTTCCAGTAGAGTCACCTGCTCTATGAATATCCAGATTTTGCAGGTTCTTGTAAGTTAAAGGAGTAACAGGATCAGTCAATAGATCAATATTACGCATTCCTAGAAAGTCAGCAGGTAGTTTCACATACTGACTATCGATTGGAGCACGAGTCCTGACGGACATATCACGTACCCTCAGAGTCCTGTTAAGGTCTGCTTCACACATCGTGATAAAGTCAGGTATCACAGAAGTTAAATCTGATCTATTTAAAAAATCTGCAATAGATGCTTGTAATTCTGTGTAATTACTTAATGCCATTTAGAGTCTTCCCTTCCATGTACGGAACATGGCGTTGTGACTGTCATTCGCCCATTTCTTCCAATCCTTATTTGTCCATTTCTCACGTAAACTCTGGTCAAGGACAAATTGCGGAATAACTGCTGTATGTCGCAAATCCTTTGATGGTTGGAGTTCAGACATATCTTTTGCAACTTTAATAAGAGGTTCAACATCCTCTTGATGTTCTATCGTAACGGTATTATCGTGTTGGTCGAAGGAGAAGATTTCTTTCTTCCCCTCCGACTGACTTAACAACCGTTTTTTAGACGGTGATTGCATGATTATGTGATCGTACAATCCGCAACAATTCCAGATGCCTTTTCATTAGCGGCGATCAAAGTGTACTCAACTAAAAGTGCACGTTTGATTGCGTCACCTGTTTTTGCTACTTCTTCCTGCTTGAAGTCTCTGTAATAAGCGACTTTCCAATACTCAGGATCAAGAACGAAACAAGATTGCTCTCTACTGAGTCTAGAAGGAATTATTTTTAATTCCCCAAAGTCAGAACTATACAGATGGGCCGCACCTTGAATTGCGTCTTTCGCAATCATCTGTCTTGCAGTAGAACGACCTGCAAAAGCCGAGATTTTTCCCTTATTCACAGGGCCAACCATTACTACGCTTGGATCGCCACCTGAAGAATAACAGGACTGAATCACAGTCTTTAAGAGTGTTTCTGTTAAAGCTCGCTTAGTGCCAGCATCAACAGGAGCGGCTCCATTACCTGCACCAGAACCAGCAGGAGTACCAGAACCACGACTTACATTGGTCGCAATCCATGTTTCCATTCCACCAAGAGTACGAGCAGTGTCGGAAGCACCAACGGCTTTAGGTACTTTACCTGTTAAAGCTAACTCCATGTCTTTCTTTAGAGCTTTTGAAGACTTGGCAAGCTGATATGCCATCTCTGAGTCACGACCTGCATTCTTACCTGCTTGCTGTGAACCAGAAACGATTACTGTCTTACGAGAGATTTGAGTGTAGTTCCCTAAACGTGCAGTTGCAGTAACTGCATCGAAAGCAAAATCATCTCCTTCTTTCTGTGCATTGGCGGCCGCCGCGTCGAGCGAATCCGTCTGCCATTCTGCTAAAGTGTTTGTTGCTTTAGCTTTTCCTATCATGGACATAAAAGGAGTGTCAGAAGGGGCAATATTATAAATTGTATTGCTTAAATCTTCCCTGCGTCCAACAGCCTGATATGTCTCATATGTGTTTGCTACGAGAGCCATTATGTTTTTCCTTTTTTAAAAATTATGAACGAATCATGTTATAAAAAACCGCTTGTGCGTCATCCACACTTCCCGATTTTTTTAATCTAGCCGATGCTTTCCGAGATTTCGTACTACTGGGATTTATTGACTGCGAACCTGCTTTCATACTTGAACGATGACTTGGTTTCAAAGTCCCTCTTTTCTGAGTTAAACGATCATAAAGCATTGCTTTTCGCATAGTTGCGACTGCTCTGGAGTCATACGCTTCATTTAATTCTGTGTCAGTGAAGCCTATATTTTTTCCGTACTCTACGATTGCTTTTCTCTCAGATTTTGCGACTTTTTCATCAGACCACTCAGGGATCAATGTACTAAGATTGTCCCTCTGTGATGCAATGTATTTTTCCAAGTTTGCTTGTTGCTCTGCATTCTCCTGCGCTTTCAACTGACTAATCTGTTGTTCACGCATTTGATCCTGCATCTGAGCTTCACGCATTTCATCTCTTTCGAGCATAAATTGCATTGGATCAGAGTCCTTTAAATCTTGCCAGTATTGGGAATCTTTTTGAGCTACTTGAGGTTGTGCAGTTTTTGCGGATTCAAGTGCTTCAATAGCTTGTGATCGAAGTTGTCTTGCTTCTGCAATTTCAGACTCAAACGACTTGCGATCTTCTGCAAGTGACTGAGATTTCTTAGTAAATGAGGATTGGCGAGAGTATCCAGAGATTAACTCGTCCAGCGAGACATCTAAGTCTTCGCCATCAGAACGCACCTTAAACATCTGTACGTTTGATTCTACTTCTTCCGAATCTTCGTCTACTTCTTCATCCTGCACATCTTCTGAGTCTTCTGAATCTAACTCTAATTCTTCCAACTCATCAGGGGTAGTTTCGGTTTCTTCTTCTAATGATTCTTCACCATTTTCGGAGGCCAGTTCGTTTCCCCATGCTGTTGTTGCATCATCAAGCGCAGACCCTATAACTAGGCTATTACCCTCGATAATTTCTTGTTCTGCCATGTTAGCTTTCTAGCAGTTCAGGACATCACTCTTGTTCCAAGAAGGAATGAGTGATCTCCTCAAATGCTAAATTAGTTGTTTAGCGATCTTTCCGCTATTAATTATGGATTCTAACTCACGCTTAACATCGGTGAGAACGTACAGGAACCGATAACATCGGTCACGCACTTCCTCATTCTCCCATGCAGAGTTCATCCATTGGTTTATGTATTTTTCCTCCAGTAAGTCACACGCTTCTGCGAATACTGGAGACTGTAGAAGCGTTTCCGCTTCATTCGCTTGTGCGACTCTCTCCTCTATTGTTTTAGGAGTCGCACTCTTTCTTCTCTTAGACATTTAATTAGTCATTCCTTCTTCTGGAACTTGTTCCATGTTTGTAGGAGACAAATCTTGAGGTAACTGCATCTGTTGCATCTGTTGCTGTGCAATCTGCTGTTCCTGTATCCTCTGCTGTGCTTCTGCACGAATCTTCTCACGATCTTTCTCCATGTTTCCTTTAATCTCGGTCATGTCAATCGTGGTCTTATACTTGTTTTCCATCTCCTTCTGCTTCATACCTACGTCAGAGTCCAGTTTGTCTCTCTGGAGGTCATCATCACGGATCATCTTCTCTTGGTCAAGACCGAACTTCTGCTTATCTAACTCAATGTCTGCACGAACCTTATCTGCTTGTGCAGTTGCAAATATTTCATCTGCTGTAGGTTCTTCTGGCGCAGGAGGTGGAGGTTGAAAATCTTTCGGATTACTCCAGAAGGATTGCGTGTCTTTAAATCCGCTTAACTCTGTCATCTTAGATAATGTATGATGATACTGCTCATTTGTAACAAAAGGATTCGTTGAACCTTGCTCCTGAAGAATCTTTTCCTGTTTTACTGCTAATCCAGAGAGCATCTGCATACGTTCCTGAGTAGTCCCCATTCCTAGTGCTACGTTTACCGAAACATCCATTCCAATGTCCCATGATCTAGGATCAATCGGTATCCAAGTGTTACGCAAGCGAACCATGCGAGCTTTCTCTTGATGGTTGTGCAAGAGCTTCAGGATCTTCTTAAATAATGGCTTCATACCATTCTCAGCAAAGACCCTGCACAATAACTCTATCTGTGCTTGTGCGCTCGCCATAGTTGCGGAAACTGCGCTTTTTTCAGTGCTTTGGAGTGCATCTGGATCAAGACCCATTGAAGCCTTGCTCATTCCAGTGCGGTCTTCCTTCATCCGATCCATATAGTCCAGCATCGGAAATGCTTCCTTACCATTGAAGGACTTATTCAACTCCTGAATTGCACCTGCTGACCTCGTTCTTATAAGTTTTCCAACTTTATTAGAAAGTGCATCATCTATATTAACCTGTCCCTCAATAATTGCTGTATCTGGATGGATTGCTTTACTGAGACTGTCTAACATGTTCCGCAAAATACTAGACTTCACCAACTGGACATCCATTGTCAGGTCTGTTACTGACGCTCCCCGCCAAAAATGCGGTTCCGGATAACCAGAAAAGACCACAAATGGTATATCAGCAACCGGACTATGATGAAGCAACTTATGGTGATTACCAGCACAGCAAAACCTACGGAGCGAAGTAATTCCAGAACCACCGAAATCCACTTTTGCATACGCTTCAATATATAAGACCTTGCGATTCGCTTCTCCACCTTCGTCAGTGTCAGAGTAACTTCCGAGAGGGTGTCTTGCAAGGAACTCCATGTTCGTGTCAAATTCATCGTCATTTCCTGCGAGATCCAACATCTCATCAAAATCGTACCCCATACTCGTTAATTCGGAGACTGTGAGATACCTCCTGTGTGCTACTATAGACGCATCCTCTACAGATTTTGCTTTCCGATCTATTAAAAACTCCTCTGGAGGTAACGCTTCAAATACAACTGAACCCTCAACCGAAAGTCTCCGAATCACAACGTCATGCAACTGCGGTACTTTTATGTTCTGCGGTTGCGGTTGTCCTGCTTCGGCTGGAGAGTCGACTCCAGTTGAGGGCTGTTCTTGCGGTACAAAGTTAGGATCTGGATACGACTCTATTGAAGATCCTTCGATGTCAGGATCAGACATCAGTGCTTGTAGAGCTTGATCGTCTAGTCCTGTATACTCCTCATGCTCAACTTCTTCTCTGCGCTCCCAGTCAACTTTTGCAATTCCGATCCTCTTGACAAGAGCATCTTTTATAATAGAATAGAAAGTCTGGAAGGATTTTGGATTGTCTGAACCTAAAACAACTTGATTGACGTAATCCGAAGATTGCTCAGCGTTTTGCACATCTTCTGGAAAGCGTGGCTGGTACTCAACAACTCTCTGAGTACCAA